GTTTATCTTCCACTACATTTACTCTCCTGTTGGGTTTCATAGGACAAAAAGACACCTTGTCCGAGGTATTGTAACGGGCAGTTTATGCACATACCCAGGTGGTATACTTAGGTTAGGTCAACGATTTCACAAGCATTAGACACCACAAGATCCACCGCTTCCGCTGATGTCGCAAATATCGTGTGTCTCAACATGTTCGTAGAACTCCTCTCCAAGTTTAGATACTGCCTCAGAGTATGGGACAGAAGTCAAAGGTTGACCACCCCTTGCACCATCAGGGTAACAAGTAAACCCACGAAGACGGTGAGCATACGATGCCAAAGTGTTTGCAAAGTCCTTCACTGTATCTTCGTTGTTCAGCTTGCTACCCCAAGAAGGGAGGTTAATTGTGGAAGAGATAGACATATCCACATAGTCTTGAACGTCCGCTTGAAACTTAATTCGGCGCTCGTAATCATCTGCAAGATCAAGTGCGCTCTCTACGCTTTCAGGGTCAGCGCCATAGAACTCAATCAACTCCTGTGCAGCGCTATCCACAACATACTGGTAAGCCCAACGGTCTTTACCCTTTAGGTATCGACGTTTATAAGCAACAGCAAAGATAGGTTCAATACCTGTACTAGTCCCAGCAAGAATCCCGATAGAGCCTGTTGGGGCAATAGCACGGTTAGCTACCGGGCGTGTGATAGAGAGGCGGTCAGCAAAAGACTTACTAACATCATCCGACACACCTTTGTACACAGACAACCACTGATGCAACTCAGGTGTTACTTCATAACCATAACCCTTCTTAATCAACCACTCATGGACACCCATAAAACCAAGCCCCAAGCGGCGGTTTTTAGCGCGAGTTTCATACACCTTATCGTAAGGCAACTGGGCCTTAAGTGTACCGCAGATCAGGAACATAGTACCAAGACGGACAACATCCCGCAGTTCTTCGATACCTTCAATACGACCAAAGTTAAGTGAACCAAGGTTGCAAACATCGCTGTCGTCTTCTGAGGTCACTTCTGTACAAGCATTTCGCAGCGTCTCCCGTTCCTTGTCAAAGAAGTTGAAAGAGAACCCCGGTTCAGCCGTCTTCATAGCTTGACGCACGTTCTGCTCAAAAACCTTCCCAACATTACCCGTTTTCCAGTAGCCTAGCAACCAGTCTGTGTCGTAGTTCACTGAAATATTTGTCATATCTAGGGGGGCTGGGAAATTGAAGTCGTCTTGTTTAATATCCCACAGGCTTTTCCCAGTCTTTCCAACAGGCATATCAGCCCAATCTTTAGCTTTAAGGAACTGATCTACATCCCCGTGCTTCCAGTTTAAGGAAGCGTAGATAGCTGAACGGCGAGAGCCACCTTGCATAACGCGACGACCGATCTCGTTAATCATATTCATCTTTGGGATAGGCCCAGAGGCTTGCCCACCAGTGCGCTGAATTGGCGTGCCTTCTGCACGATATACAGAGTAATCAACACCAATACCACCGCCAGTCATAAGGCAACTCTCTGCCTTCCAAGACAAGTTGGCCCAATCCTCTCGACTATCTTCCTCTGCACGAAGTAGGTAACAGTTGTTGAAGAACTTATTAGGTCTTCCTGCATAGTAGAGGTAGCGTCCCCCAGGAATAAACTTCAACTCGCGGACATACTTTTCGAGGGTGTCTTTATCGTCTTTTGACACCGCATCACCCGCTACAGACATAACATCGTCTACAAGAGTTTTTGCTAAAGAGGCCCAAGTCTCTGCACCCTCGTGTCGATACTTGTGGTTGAAGATGTCCTCTGAGAACTTGCTTCGGAACATTGGGTTAAGGTTAGACTTAAACTTGGCCATTATTGCTCTTTCTTGTTCAATCGTTCAATCATAGTGACTGGACAACCTAAGTCCTCCAGCTTCTTCTTTGCTCTCTCGTAGTCCATACGGCCTTCGTGGTACTGGCGGATTACACTATCACCAAGTAAGGCCCAAGCTGGGGTAATGCCTGTCCAACTCATACCAAATCCGATAGGTCTACTTTAGGATATCCAGGGTTCTTGATGATCTTACCGTCCTCTCGACGTTTTACAGAACCATCATCCTGAAAGCACCGACCCACATTGTTAGTGTGTACCCGTCGAAATGCCTCTGTCACATCCCACCCCATAGAGTAAGCGTACCCGTAGACAACATAAAGCAGGTCAGCCAATTCTTTTAGTTGAGGCTCTTTAGTATCTCGCAGGTATTCAGACCGCCACTCATCAAACTCTTCTTGAATAAGGGCAGCGTAGAGGCTTGGGACTGGCTTCTGTCCTGTAGTACGAGAGAACTGCCGTACCATATCTTCAAAGGTAGAAGGCTTCTCTGGACGACTATAGTATTCAGACCCAACCATAGCTTCGATATCTTCTTTCGTAATCATCACACAGTCCTTCCGTAGAATGTTGTCTGGTTTGTCTTGAAGGCATCGAACAAGTACCAGCAGCAGTTGTCCTTACCCGTAGCCTTACTATCTTCTATCCACTTCACACGGCCTACAGATACGACCTTAGAACAGTAGGTCATATACACAGCAGACTGTTTAGTGTGCATCCAATCCGCATCGAACAAAAGCCAAGTAGGGCAGATGTTGATCCACCTATCTAAAAAAGGATGCAGGAACTTACGGTCCCAAGGTGGGTTAGTGATACACATATCCATAACACCATATCCACCAAAGTCAAGGCTTAATGCGTCTGCCTCAAATATGAACCCTTCGTTACCTTTAGGATCTATATCTGAGGCAAAGACACACTGCCCATGACCGTCAGTTAATTTATTCAGATGCTGAACTAATCGACCGTCTCCTGCACATGGCTCCACATAGTCGAAGGTGTACGGAAGGTGGTCGATCAGAGGTTCTACAGCCTCTAGGGGTGTTGGATAGAAGTCACGAGGCACCCTCTCAAAATCACTACGCTTCCCCATAAACTTCCTTAAGTCTCGCTATAGAGATGAACTCAGGTTCGTAGACACCATTCTCCAACTCCCTCTTTACGATGACCCCTTTCCACCATTCTGAGTTTGCTTGCCCAGCCCATGCTTCCTCTGCGCCCTTAAAGCACCCCGCCACGAGGCCAATGATCGGTTTAGGGTGAGCAGAGTCCTTAAAGTAAAGGCTACGCTTATGGCTGTGACCACAAGTAGAAGAGTGATTACGATTAGAGAGGAGGGAAAAAGCATGGTGAGTACCAGACACAGGTCTACCATAGTTGCCAGCACCAAAGTAATGAGCATACGATACACCATCGTAATCAGCGATAGCGGGGGCAGAATTTGTGTATTCGTGGTATTCATCGAACCAGGTACTTGTTTGTAGATGCCCAAAGGATATCCCGTACTTTTGTCCCTCCAATCGTGGATCGACTGCAATGGCTTTCTTGATCCTATTTTCATGGTTGCCCTCAAACCCAATGTAGAACGGACGCTTACGCTTACTGTGCCTAAACCTCCAACGCATACGCTCCATAGCATCGTTGTAGTGTTCAACATCCGCTTGGTAAGATTGAGACACAATGGCTTGAGGGTAACGAGTGTCGTAGGTATTCAACGACCGCATATCAGCGCCATCACCCAAATCCACAACGTAGTCTGGCTTAAGGTCATGCAGGAATGCTCCAAGCCAGTCGTAACGCTCATTACTAACGCTTGGGTCACTATGACCACAAGAAAAGACTACCGCAGTTTTACCACTCACTATTCAACCTCCTTACACAACAACTCTCGACGCTCTTCAACATAAGCAGCGTACTCTTTATGGGGCATATAATATTCAACCATACGGTAAGCAGCCGCAAGATCCCGAGCCTTATTGTCTGGCGTCTCCCAACGATCCTCGAAGGATTCTAGTCCGCTAACGACACCCTTCAGACTGTCAAGGACGATGTAGGCGATGAAGTCAAAGTAACCAGGCCCGAGGTCGATCTTCAAAGTCTTGTCTACAACGGAAAACAATCGGTCTTTAGTCTTCCGAGACTCTTCTTGGGATGCCTCAAACAAGGTCTGGTAGGTGTTGTCACTCATTTATCCACTCCTCTGGGATTAGCTTGTCAGAATACAGGAAGCCGAAATTCTCGCACCATACAGCGTAGGAAGTAGGAGAACCCTTGTTTATCTTGGCCCTTGAGTTAGAGAACACAAATCGAATGTCTAACTCTGGGTGTTGCTGTTTGATTAACAGATGCTTCTTACGGTCTGCTGCAACAAAACGGCCTTTACTCTCAACGATGATCCCGTTAGGAAGTTCGAAGTCAGGTGTATACGATCTTATCTCGTGTATTTCGTACTTTACCTTTAACTCTTCATACCTAACGGGTACACCTAAAGACTTCAACTGGTTACTGATACGATCCTCAAGTCCAGACCTATACCCGTGCTTTAGCCCGGGATCGTGACTGGGAAAC